TATGACTCTCGGCGTCTTGAGCGTCTTTGGAACGGTAATGACCCTTACGGGCCTTTCCGCTCCAGGTTCGAGGATGTCCACATGGTCGAAATCCTGGTATGCCCGAAACGACGGTGCAACAAATCCGTCAAGAAACGGAAACCAGGTTTCAAGCCGTGAGGTCCACTCGGCTAGATCGTATTTCTGGTTTCCCAGAAGACGGTCAGCCGTGGCCCCCGGCCCATGCTTTGGGACAAGCTGTCCTTCGTAGACTTGTTCGTCTACGCGCTGTAGGACAGAAGCCCAAAGGAGGTGACCAATGCGAGCGAACTGATCAAGATCAGCTTGCTTGCGAAGACGGTCACTCTCTCGGACATCCTGCTCACACTCGACGAACTGGTCGATCGCAGCCCTTGTGCGCCTTTCGGAGCATTCAAGGTTTATCTTCGCGAACATCAGAGTAATCTGACGTATCGCTTGGATTGCGTCGATCGAAGGTTCGTCGAGCAGACGACCAGAAGCACGGTCGAACACGAGATCGAGAAAACCTCCTAGAAACAGGGGGAGCTCTCCTGATCTCTTGCTTCTTGCGAAGCCAGAGAACAGATGACGATCTACAAACCCTTGGTCAAGACCTTTTTCGAGGTCTTTTCCAAAGGTCGGTAAGGTTATCGTAAGAAACGATAACCCTTCGTGTTCGACACGGCTCGTGACTTCTTTAAAGTCACGAGCGGTGCTCACGCCACACCAGGTCCCCCGATCAAGGAGGACCTCCTGCAAGAGACACATGAGGCTTTTCATGGCCCGCCTTTCTGTAGAGAGGCAGAGTCATCCCGAGCCTTGCACCATGTGTGATCTGTTGACCAACCCCTGGGAATCTCCCAGGGGCAGTCCCCTAGCCTGTGAAGGCTACGACTCACCACCAAGAAGCTTGGTGGCGTTCGCACCGGAAGACGCAGTCAGCCACGCCGTAAGGGCGTCGATGATCTGCTTCTGCTCGACGATCGTGAACCCAACAACAGGCACGTCCGCCACGATGTAAGCACTCATCGTGTAGGCCGTGTTCTGCGCCGGGAACAACGGATCGGCGGCAGTCTTCCGGAGGTCAACGCGTGCGGTCCGTCGCGTCCGCTTACCATAAGCGGAAGAGATGGACAGCTTCAGATTGCCGTCGTCCTTACTATAGACGGCGCCATTCTGATTCGTGGT